TTACCCCGGTGCCTCATAAAATCCTATATTAAAGCCTTCCCTAGTGCACTCTTCAACGGTTTTTTCCATACCGTTCTCTTTCAAGTGCTCCTCTATATATATACACATTTTTTTATCTGTCCCCGGCCAATCGTTTTTGCAAAAATGACACAGATACTTGCATTTCCAATGACTTCTCGTGGGGTCTAGTAGGTTGGGGCTGTTATTTTGTCTAATTTCTTCTACTCTGTTCCTTAGCATCTCTAAGAATCTGGTTTCATCTTTGGGGCCAAAACATAGGCTAAAAGGCTTTGGATCTACTTCTCCTTCCATATCTTTGTAGAAAAATATGCTCATAATCCTGTTGGGAAAATCCGGATATAGCTTAGAAATTGCATAGAAATATAGCAAAAGTTGGGGGTCATTCTCTAGTTTTGCATAATCTTTCTCTTCGCCTGTAGCCCAATCCATGCGGCGACCGCTTTTCCAGTCAACAACCTCAATTGTATCATCGGAGATCTTGGTCACGAGGTCAATCGTACCCTTAATAGCTAATTGCCCCTCAACCTTTTCGCCGTTTAATTCGTATTCAAATTTAGCCCAATCTTCTTCAATTGGGATATCAAAATGAGGCTCTGGGTGGTAAATATCCCTGAGTCTAGGATCAAACTGACCATTTGCATGAGTCAAGAAGGTCGAAACACATTCATTTACTGCCCGCCTGTCTGCTGGGGCAAACTTATGTTTAGAGTCTTTTGCATAACAATCAATGCTGATATCACATAACTCATTTACAAAGTCTTCTGTGTGCAATTTACTTTCGTGGACTTTGATTTTACCGGCAGCATCATCGTCTACCACAAGGTATTTTCTTTTCGGGTTATCTTGTTGGAACTTTTTAAGCCCCGCTAAGATTTCCATGACCTTGTGGGCCATTGTGCCCTGTTCTGCCTTTTTACCGCTATCGGATTGATGACCAAGAACATAAGTTATAAAGTATTGCATTTGGCAAAACTCATAGTTGTTATAACTTGAGCTTCTAACATAAGTAACTAGCATTATTTCTCCTTTAGGTGATGGTATAGTTTTTTAACCTTCTCCATTAAGGAGTCGATACTTTCGTCCCTATTGTCAATATAATGAGCGAAGGGGTAATCATCGAGCGCAACTTCGCTAGAATGGCTATCATCGAATAGCTGTCTTTTTAAGCGAACAACGTGACCGCCATTGTCTTCAATAATTTTCGCCTCATTGGGGAAGCGAACATCTGCAATGATAGCTAATCCCGATTGTTCCGCTTGTATTATTCTGATACAGCTATTTACCCATATGGGTTCATGTATCTTACGCATGATATCTGTCCCGAAGAACTGCATAAACTCGCGGGCGGTCATTGGTCCATAGCCATGATGAGTTGTGACGTGTCCGGGCATTAGTTCCCAACGGAGATGCTCCTGAATCTGATTCTTCTGCTTGTCAGTTCCAAATACGCACTCATGGGGTATACCAAAGAGTTTTACGCATATCCATTTAAGATGGTCAGCAAAGCTATAGAGCTTAACGTGTGGCCACATGTTCAGGTTTGCGTACTCAACAAACTGATCGTCTTTTCTCGATATGTCAAATTCGCCCCACCCCTCTTCACCATCAACGCTGTCGGTTAGAATCATTAATTCGCCGCCACCATTAAGGTTCCAATCTTTAACAAGCCCCTGCTCTTTTAAGCATATGCCATGAAGTATATTAGCAACAGTATTCTTGCCTGCCTGCTTACGCCCTGAAATTCCTATAATCATTAATAGCATCCTCTCAAATCTTCTAACAGATTGTTTTTTATTGTTTCAACCGGCATGTTGCCTAGATCCTTTGTGTGCATTCTGGGAAATGTCAACTTGAATAGCCTACCTATATCCCTCTTTATTTTGATTTTTGACTCCCTTCCAGCTTGATCATTGTCTGTGAGAACAACCAGTGTGGTTACCCCACTTTTAAGGAGTAGGCTTCTTTGCTGGCAAGATATGTCCTTCCCAAATAATCCTACAACATTTTTTACTCCGCACTCCCAAAGCTTCCAGACATCGCCCTGCCCTTCAACAAGAAACATGCATCCGATTCTCTTTGCGCCCTCAATAGCATCATCATAATTATACAAATAATCAGTTTTCTTTATTCCGCTGGAGAATAGGTATTTTGGCTGTAACCAATCTTTTGTGGATCTAGCTATATAGCCGACCTGTGTTCCCTTGAAGCTGATCGGTATAATAGAACGATGGCGCATTGGAGACTTATTGTTATTGCAATCTCTTACACCAAAGTAACTAAGTGTACTACGGCTAAATCCTCTGCTTTCAAAATATGGCGATCTTTGATCGGTTTCTACACTCTCGATTTGTGGTCGTACTGTTATTAAGTCATCTTTCTTGCGTACAGTTTTTACTAAATCTCCAAATATGCTCTCTCTTGGCTTACCCTTTTCCTTAGCGTCGGTCTTGGCGTCATTAACATTATAAAGCTGACAGATATATCTAAGCGCATCTGAAAATGATTCGGTATCTAGTACCCCTTTTACAAAACCAAAAATATCCGTGCTGTAATGTTCGTGACAGCCACGAGTCCAGCATCTCCAAGCCTGCTTGGTCAACGAAATGGATACACCCTGTGGGTTGTCGCTGCCCTCATGAGCAGGACACCTCATAAATATATTATCCGCGACCTGTTCATATTCCAAGTTAAAACTATCTAAAAGCAATTCAATGTCTTCGAATACAATGTTTTTTACTTTGTTTAGGTCTAAAGTTTTATTGTTTGTTTTTTGTGAGTTCATACCACAGGAATCCTACATTTGCTGTTGCGTATGCGAACCACACTAAAGCGTGGGGAAAATCTTTCTGTCGAATATTATTTATTCCACAAGCCAGATAGCATAACGTTGATATTGATATTGCATATATTGCTAACATTGCTTTTCTTTCTTAATGTGTTCTATTTACCCGAATAAACGTTGAGCATTTGGGAAGATCTTTTAGTGTTGGCGCCCCTACATAGGCACAGGCACTTCTAATGCCACCGGCAACTTCCTGTATTACGTTTTTAGCAGGCCCTTTATAGGGGACGCTTTTAACTATACCTTCTGAGGCTTTGTATGACTTCATTCCTCCGCTATGTTTATTCATGGCCGCCTCACTGGACATCCCATAGAACTTTAGCGATTTTTTTACTTTTTTCTTATGATGATATCCATCATAGTATCCATATCCATCTTTATGGCGTTCCCCCAAGGTCTCGTATTCCCACTCACCTTCGCACTCATCCGTGCCAGCCAACATGCCTCCGAGCATTACAAAGTCTGCTCCAGCAGCAAAAGCTTTTACAACATCTCCCGCGTGCTTGCAGCCACCGTCAGCACAAATGTGGCCACCTATTCCGTGGGCAGCGTCAGCACACTCTATAATAGCTGACAACTGTGGGTATCCGCAACCCGTTATTCTTCTGGTGGCACACACGCTTCCCGGCCCAATTCCTATCTTTACGATATCTGCGCCGCCGCTGATGAGTAATTCACTTACCATCTCTGGGGTGCAAACATTGCCAGCCATAATAACAGCGTAAGGAAACTCGTCTCTGATTCTTTTAACGTGGTCAACAAAAACCTTTTGGTATCCATTGGCCACATCAATACAGATTTTCTCTATACCAATCTCACACCTCAAGGATATTCCATTATCATAGAACCGTGTTTCCTTCTGTATGTGACGCAGCCTGCGAACATCATCCTCCTTGATGCCTATTGTAAACCAAGTATTTAAACGCCAGTCAGCTTTATAATATTTAGTCAGTTCGGCAAGGCTGTAGTGTTTATGCAGGGCGGTCTGCATACCGATCCCACCTTCAAATCCAGCAAGAGCCTCTGACATGGCAAAGGTTCCCGTTGTGTCCATGTTCGCCGCTATTATGGGAACTGCCAATTCTCGTATATCAGAATGGAGATATCTATAAGCCTTTTCAATACAAACACCAGACCTAGTAGCCAATGTTGACCTTTTAGGTTTAATTAAGACATCATCAAAGTCTAATTTAATCCCGTCTTCAAATTTCATCTTCATCTACCTCGAATGGGAGTTCTGACCCCTCGATCACATCGCCCTCTGGTGACGACCTAAACTCATCTCTCGTTCTTAATTCGTCCAGTTGGGCGTGGGAGCCTATCATATTCATATTAATATAATTGCCATCCATTAAACCGGCACCGTGACGCGCCTTAAGGGTTACTAACTTGCGGTTACCTGCGTTTGGGCCATCCTCAGCCAGCTCCTCTGCGGACTTCGGCTTAAACATAGAGAATGATGTACATAACCAGATGAGCCTGTCAGAACCACTTACAGCGTCTGTGGACTCCTTAGTTATGCCATCCCTATTTAGCTGGACAAAAGACAGGCACGCAAAGTCATACTTAACGGCCAAGTTGTGTAGATTGGTGATCTGGAAACCAAGCGCTTGGTATTCTTGAATGTTCTTGGTTATATTAGATGATGACATTAATTTTAGGTAGTCATAAACAACAACACAGTCGTTGGTTCTTCCGCTTTCGTCCTGACCCACCTCACGCAATATCCACCTTTTAATGGTGTTTATAATAGTCTCGAATGGCGCTCCTGCCACACTTACATAGGTGTATGGGATGTCTCTGATTTCTTCGGTAGCATTTTGGACTTTAATGAGTTTCTCATCATCTTCTGCGAACTTACCTGTTGAAATCTCCTCGATGGGCACGCCGCTAATATTAGAAAGGATTCTATTCAGATGATCCTCTTTGCTCATCTCGGTGTCAAGCATGAGTACCGGAATACCTTTTCGGGCATTGTGTAGGGCTACATTGTCTGCAAAGACAGACTTACCCACTCCGGGGCGGGCGGAAACAAGATCAACACACTTGCGACGAAGACCGCCGCCGACGACGGCATCAAATCTTGGATAGCCACTTGATAGTCCTATTTGGTCGCACTTATTTTCGATGAGATATTCTACATACTCATCAATGTCATCTCCAAGCATCTCTGGCTTTTGGCCCGTCTCGTCGTCTCGCAGGAAGTCCATTAACGGCATTTCTACGAGATTAATAATGTCATCAATACTCTCGTCCCCATTGATAGAGGCGATGTCATTATCTATTTTTTTAGCTATTCGTCTCGCGCTGCGAGCGAACTCAAACTTTTTAACCTGCGCTGCAAAATGTAGGACATTATCCTTCTTAACAGGATAATCCATTAAGTCTCGAATGTATTGCAGCTCCTGTTTGGTCTGTATGGTCTCGGACAAATTCAGACGTTCTGCCGCCGATAAGATAGCAGGTATATCAATAGACGCATCGCTTTCTAATACCTTTGCGACACACTTAAAAATGACTTGGTTGTTTTGGTTAGCAAAACTACCGTGCGTAATAAAGTCACTTATTTCAACGTAAGATTCTAATCCGTAGGCAAACAGGCCCGCAAGCACAGCGCGCTCTGCTCCAACATCTGAAAGCTTGGGGTCCATACTATCTTCCTGTGCATCGATTGCATCTAATAAATTCGCCAAACACTAAGTTCTCATTAATCGCAAATGACTTACCACATACATGGCATTCAATTTCTTTTCTTTTATGCTTGGCTCTCCTTTTGGTTCGGCCCATCTTTTCAAACTTGCTAGGGTCATAGCCCTCGTCCCTGCTTTCACCCGAATCGGTCCATTTGTTTTTCCTTGCTTTCACCGGTGTTTTCCTTTTTTTGTTATTTACCGCGCTACGGTTCATTGTAAAGTCCTCATTTACCTCTGACTTATTTAGCTCACTCTCTGGAACGGTATTTTCCGAAGCGAGTTGGGGAGCATCCCCTTTTACATTGCTATTCAGGAGTCCCTTTATAAGTTCCTCCTTTTGTTCGGGAGTAAGGGATTCTAGGAGCGCTTTTACAATTTGATCACTCATCTTTTCTTTCCTTTTTCGATTAAAATATCTGCCTTGCGGCGAACGTTGTACTCTCTACTTTTAAGGTTCTCTAGACGGCCTTCTGCTGTTAGCTTCCAGTCATTTATTCTACCTGCAAGCTCGTCATTTCTTATAATTGTGGCCACCTTAGTATCGTGTTTAATGTATTCACCCATCATGTCCGGTATTGCTTGAGCTATAATGCTCTCTAAGCTATTGCTGCACCACTTGGAAACATTCCAACAATGCGCTCGTTCACGAGCCAGATGATCTGCGTACTGATAAAGATGATAGGCAAAATTAAAGCAATCATCTTGAGTAAGCTTTTCTAACTGTTCTGTATTTAGCGAGTCTGCAAGGGCAAACTCTGGAGAGAATTTAGAGGGGGTAACGTTCTTTGCTGTAATATAACTTTCAATGCCATCTAAAAACTCCTTTAGTCTATCTGCTGCGTTCAATTTTTTCTCTCCAATATTCTTCTGATTCGTCCCATCGTAACTCTACCAGTGTTATTCCATTTAGCTCACACCATTCGGCTTTAACTTTGTCTCTAGCCTTTGATCTTAAAAACCCCGCCTTGCTTTTATGGAAGTATGGCACGTACTTAAAATGTTGTTGCCCATGAACTTCTACCCCTATTATAGCATTTGGAATGTAAAAGTCAAGATACAAGACAGACTTTTTTGCAGGATTTACTGTTCCCGGCAATTTAACCTCTTCATACACGTTGTAACCAGAAAATATTTTTTGCAGTAATCCTCTAGCCACCTTGTGATAGTAAGAACATTTTTGTCTGGGCTTAGAGTATCTTTTAAGGTCGAGATTATACTCACGCCCATTTAGCCCCACTACTTTCATAGTAACACTTCTCTTATCTCGTCATACATAAAGTCTAGCAGCGTGGGGTTACTGTTCAGGAAGCCAACAACCTTTTCCATGCCTTGACACTTAAAGGCTTTAACTATAGCTTCATCGTCATCTGTGTCTACCTCATTTTCAATTAGCCAGCTTTTGATGATTGGATTATCTTTATTATCGACAAACGTAGAGAAAGTGTACCACGCCCCCTTCGCGGAAATCATAGCAAACTCCGTCGCTATTTGTGCAACCTCTTGAGCCTCGTCGAGACCAATCCCATATCGAATCCAGCTAGCCGCTGTCCCCATGGGCTTGCCTCCGGCGGCAGATGTTTTAATTATCCAGTTAGCAACTTGACCAACGTGATTGCCCGACTCTTTGGGGACTTCCCATTTACCACGGTGTGTAATCACCATATTGGTTCCAGCCTGAAATTGCAGCATATTGCCACAGTCTGCCATCTTGGAGGGCGCCCAGCGACTCCCACCAGTATTTGCGATATTATGGGTAATAAAGATGGCGATAGCTTTCATTCTAGCAACGTCGCCGCTAATACGCTTAAAGAACATAGACAATAAGCGGGGGAGTGCATTACGTACACCCGTTCTGATTTCGCCGTCAATTTCGTCTTGTGGAACCATGTTGGATGTAGAATCCACAATAACAACGATATCTTCTTCTTCTTTGATTAGTCGTTCTAAAACATTTAGGTATGTCTCGGCGGAGACGATGGGGGTCTCATCTGTGGCTTGAACGATAGTGATTTTATCAATATCTAAACCCTTGATGCCACGGAAATTTTCTTTTGTTAATCGCCCTTCGGTGTTAAGGTAAAAAACCGTCTTTCCCACAGCTTGAGCCTTAGCCGCAAAGTAAAGAGCCGTCGTCGTTTTTCCGGTCTTTGGGTCGCCTGTCATTACAACACACTGACCCTCTCTAATCCCCCCTCCAAGTGCAATGTCTAATGCTGGCGAGATTCCAATAGTCTCATAGGTTTCTAAGCTTTTTAGAACTTCAGTTCCGGTCTGGATTATTTTTCCATACTTCTTAGAGAGGGTTGCGAGAATTGGATTGTTTTCGGTCTGACTAGATGTCTTCTTCTTGGCCATTTTCTATTTTCCTAAGTTTATTTAAAATATTTTTTCCGCCATAGCTTTTCCTGCGGCTCTTGGCATTCTCTTTGATTTTAATCTCCTGTTTTGGGCGGGATTCTTGCTCATTTAATATCGCCTCATACTTTTTAATCACCCTTGTTGCTTTTGGGTGGTTCAATGAGAAGATTCCTCTGAATTCGTTCGAATGAATTGCTTTTACCAGAACCTCTTCTGAAAAAGTTTTTAACAGATTGTTTGCAACATACAGCTGGCGCTTGAAAGTCCAGTCCCAAGGCTTTTTATTCCAAAACTTAAATGGCAAAGACCCTTCATTTTTGCTCTCGGCATTTCTTCTGCACATGATTTCTGCAACGTATGCGGCACAGGTGCAATAGTCTCCAGTAGATTCATGTTTGTATTTACTCTTCTCAGTTCTGTTTCTTTTCTTCATTGTAAATTAAAGCCTGTTCAAAACATTCACTTAAATCATCCTCAAGCTCTTTGTCGATTACTAGCTCGGGGATAAGCCACATCTTTTTGTAGACTACGCCGTCTTTCAACACTCCGGTTGTATAATAATGCTTCGTGGGAGATCCGAAGCTACCCATAGCCGCCTTGATTAGGTAAACAGCTTCGGCCTCTTCTAGGTTAATATCAACCTCATGGGATCTAAAAGATAGCTTCAATTCTTTAATGAAGCATTTCTCTTTTTCGCATGTCTTTTTTATGTCAATCCACCCCTTGAACTCGTCGCAATAGCGCTGTTCACCGTTGGTGAGCTTACATTTGATCCACACGGCATTTTTATTAGATCTATACTTTGATAACCATTGATCACTCATCGCGGATTATGTGCCTCTCTTATGCTCGTGGTACAACTCCTCGTCCTTTTAGATGTCTTGGTCTTTTTGTACTGATCTCCTATCTCTGATGCCGTTGGGGTCATAACGGTAGCACCCTTGTCGTTTCTAGCGAAAGCGTCGAACGCATGTGCCGACTTCTTTGGCAATTCTTCTAGATACTTGCTCACTGTCCCCTCGGCCCGATCCAGCTTTTCTGCTAAATCTTTGACTTCAACGTCTCTATTGGATGCAATATACTCTTTATCCTTGTTACTTAGCGGTCCCTTTTTAGTCATTTGATAACCCTCTCCTAGCTCTAGTCATATAAATGGAATTTTTAGTTTTTAAATACAGCATATAAAAGTCAAAAGTTGACTTCGAAACCTGTGACATTTTGGTTTCTAGGTATTGTTCCCTCTTTGCGTAGGTGCCTAGCGGATCGTAAGGAACTGACTGATGCACTCTAATATAATAGTAGTCTCGGTTGTTTTTTGCAACAACTTTTCCATAAACTTTCTCTTTTGGTGATTCTAAATTTTGACCCGACATATTAAACAGGTATTCCTGCTTCTTGGTCGGTTCAATGCTGTCATTCGATTCTATATAATTCATGCCGTTTTCGGAATTCATTTTTCCCCTCTCATAATATAATTACGTTTTTGTTTCGCTGTCATTTTATTTATTTCCTTATTGGTTGCGCCTCCGTGATAATCTGGTTTCTCGGGTTTGGATTTTGATTCGTTTTTCATTGCTTGAATTTCATTAATCTTGCTTTTATTTTTTGTTGCATTTTTATCTGCCAAACCGCCAATGGTATTGGCATTTTTAACAAATGCATAAGCCCCGCCCGTTATCAGTCTCGCCAATGCGTCCTCCCCGCAGTTGGGACAATTTAATAATGGTTCGTCGTCTACCTTTTGGTAAACATCTTCCATTGAGTATTCGCAATGTCCACATTCGTAATCGTATAACATTAATTCTCCAGTGCGTGTAAAACTTTTCCTATTATGCCATTTCTTTGAATATCGTCGTAGTCTAGTTCGCACACCCCTACCCCGTGGACTCGTCTTAATCTTTCCATGCAGAAGTCCAGACCGCTCCTACCTCTAAGGTCATCTTGATTAATGTCTCCGTTGATTAATACCTTGCTGTTTTTGCCCATTCTGGTTATAAACATCTTTATTTGTTCAATGGTGCAATTTTGAGCTTCGTCAAGAATCATGTAAGAGTTATGGAAGGTTGAACCTCTCATAATTTCCAAGGGTTTATAGTGTATTTGGCCATTGTTGTCGTAATACCCATAGTACGATTGCCCAAGGAAGAATCTTAAGTTTTCTTTCATTGGCAAAAGGTATGGGGCTATTTTTTCATCAAGCTCCCCCGGCAGTGAGCCAATCTCTTTACCCGTACAAACCAAGGGTCTAGTGACTATAATTTGCTCTGCCTGTCCTCGATGTAAATGTTCCGCTGCTATCCCTGCGGCTATAAAAGATTTTCCAGACCCCGATGGGCCTGAGCAAAAAACGATATCGTTTTCTATAATGGATCTAATATATTCCTTTTGGTTTTCAGTTTTTGCTTCTAAGTTTTGTATTTTTGGTTTGTTGTTTTTTCTTCTAGATTTTACCATTTAGATTGTAACTCTTTTCGGGTTTAAAGGTCTGTTGCTTTTACGAAAATCCCATCGATCATCTGACCTTTTCTATCTTTGATGTCGTTCCATGCTTTTTCTAGGCACTCCGCTAATATTATTCCGTTTCTCTCTGTAATATTAAGCATGACAACCATCATGTCTCCTATATCATCTCTAATGTCTTTTCCTTTGCATACGCTATCCGATAGCTCTCCAAGCTCTTGGGCTAGTTTTAGTACTTGATCTTTATCAGTGCTACCTTCTATGAGATTTCTATCGTAATGCCATCCTATAACGTTGTCTATTAGTGTTCTTAGGTTTTTGCTTTTTGGTTCATCGCTCTTGCTCTGCCATATTTCAAGCTGTCTCATTCTGGCCCTCTGATCGTGATAGCAGTTTGATGGGTCGTCTTTTGTCATAGTTTCATGTCTCCAAAATCCATGTCTTCCAAGTCGTTTCTACTGGCACCAATTTTGTAGCTAGTGATCTCGTGTTCTTGTGGTGCAACCTGAACAGATTCACTGTGCATCCAAGCCTGCGTCCATCCGGCGATTGGGTTTTTGCCGACGTTATCATATGGCAAGCCTATTGACTTCCTTCTGGACATACACAACCAGTCTACATATTGGTGTAACACTGTTTCGTTTAATCCAATTATAGAACCGTTTTTGAAAAGATATGATGCCCACTTCTTCTCTTCCTCCGCCGCATTTTCAAACATTCTAACCGCAGCCTTTTGACACTGTTCTGAGGTTTTTATAAACCCTTCGGACTCTTCTCTATGGAGGATTTTTAGTATATTTTGGGTGGTGGCCAAATGTAAAGCCTCGTCACGTTTAATGAGCTTAATAATGTCGGCGTTGCCTGCCATTTTTTTATTCTCAGCAAAGGCAAAGCTGCAAACAAAGCTAACATAAAATCTCACAGCCTCCAAGATGTTGATGCTAATTATCGTCATATAAATTTGTTTCTTTATGTCAGATAGTTTATTCTTGTCACAGGCCATATTCATTAAATTGTTGTAGTCTTGGATCGCTCCGTCTGCGCGTTTCATTATTTCTTTATCTTCGTATATGCCCCCAAAAACTTCGGAGCTGTCGGCATAAACATTTTGAATGATATATGAATATGATTGGCTGTGGATCTTTTCAAAGAACTGCCAAGTCATGAGACATGCTTCAAGTTCTGTATTGGTTACAAACTCAAGCAAGGTGGGGACACCTCGACAGATAACACTGTCTAGCATGGTTTGATATTTGAGGTTCGAAGTAAAAATAAACTTTTCGTTGTCGGACATCTGTTTAAAGTCGCCGCGATCCTTTTTCAGCTCAATTTCCTCTGGCCTCCAGAAGTTCATCATCTGTTTACTGTCCAGATCCTTGAAGATTGGATACTTTAAGATATCATATCGCTGAACGCCCAAGTCTTTCCCTAAAAACAGAGGCTGACTCATTGGGTCTACGTTTTTAGTATTAAAAATAGTTTTCACTGATCGCCCTCTTGTATTTTTTTTCTTAAGCCGGAGGAAGAATATCCGTACCTTTTACAGTAATGGATTTCTATATCTAGTTCACACCCTGTATAGTCCATCTTACCTATGTAGTCTTCGCCTAAAAATCTAATGTCAATGTCTAGGCTTTTTAAAATAACTGACAGGTCTTCTTCGGTTTCATACGGTATTATTCTGTTGATAAATTTATTTGACTTTAGTCTCAGGTATCTCTGAAGTACCGTTTCTATGGGCCTGTTTTTTTCTGGCCTATCTATCGTCGGGTCTGTGTGTAGTCCAACTATTAACGTGTTGCAATTATTTGCACATTCTTCTAACATCAGTAGATGCCCAGCATGACACAGGTCAAAAGCAGAACAAACAAATCCTGTTTTCATATAGCACAAGCTCCTGATTCACAGCCCATATCCTTTTCGGTATCACCATCCCCGTCTGGAGTATTAGCATAGTAGAAATTTTTTAGCCCATATTTATATCCATATACCTGATCTTTAATAATAGCGCTGAGAGGTATATTGCCATCCTCATAGTGATCGTAATTATAATAGAGGTTTGTACTCATGCTCATATCGGTGAACTTTTGTATTACTGCCGCCACATCCATCATGCCTTTATTGCTAGTCATATCCCAAGCCATGGTATAGTGGTTTTTTCTCATGTGATAGTTTGGTACTAACTGTTTTAAAACGCCGTTTTTAGCTTTTTTGTGTATCAAAAGACTGCGAACTGGTTCGATACCGTTTGTGCTATTCTGTATGACACTAGACGATTCGCATGGCATGATAGCCGAAAGAGTAGAGTGGCGTAAGCCATGCTTCTTTACCCTTTCTCTCAGACCCTCCCAGTCCATGTTATAATCTGGTTTTATTAATTCATCAACCGTTTTTTTGTACCAGTCAATTGGCAGTAATCCCTGTGCATATTTTGTATCTTCAAATTTATTACAAGGCCCTTTCTCTTCTGCTAACTCGCAACTGGCGCTAATTAGATTCCACTGAATCTGCTCCATGGTTTCATGAACCAATTCTAACGACTCGGGGTCGCCATATTTTAATTTGTTCTTAGCAAGAAATCCAGCCAGATTGGTTATGCCTATGCCTAGAGATCGGCGGTTTTTAGTGAAGTTCTCGCCAGCCAAGACTGGGTAATCTTGGTAATCAATGACTGACTCCAAGGTTCGGACGGCCATTCGGCAGGCGTCCTCCACGTCTTTTTCGTTTCCAAGCTCCAAGAGATTAAGGGCCGAGAGAATGCAAATGCCAATTTCTCCCTCTGGATCATCGATAGCTTGGATAGGATTGGTTGGGTGAATAATTTCTTGACATAAATTGCTCATATAGACGGGGATATTCCAACAGCCATTCTCATTTGCTGTGTCTAAATTCATGCTATAGATACGCCCAGTTTCCAGACGTTCCCTCGCAAAGATTTCCGCAAGTTTTCTGGCGGGGACTTTCTTTTTGAACCGGAGTGTTCTTGCAGACTCATATTTTAGGTACAGCTCTTCAAACTTTTTGTTATCGCCAAAAGCTTCATACAAACCATGTGCTTCATGGGGGCTAAACAGAGTAACGTCTTCATTGGCAATAAGTCGATCATAGAATAGTTTGCAAAACTGAATAGAATAGTCTAGCTTGCGAACACGATTGTCGTCTGTGCCAGCATTGTTTTTAAGCACCGCAACGTCTTCGACCTCGTAGTGCCAAAAGGGGATATGTACCGTAGCGGAGCCACCTCGTAGGCCATTTTGAGATGTAGATTTGACAGCAGATTCAAAGTTCTTAAGATAAGGGATAAGCCCCGTATGAATGACCTCTCCACCCCGAATGGGTGAGTTGATTGGCCTCATTCGTCCGATGTTGAGTCCGATTCCTGCACGTCTCGCAGTATACTTGCCCACAGCATGAACAGACGAAAATATAGCATCAAGATTATCGTCAACGTCAACCAAAACGCAACTGGCGAACTGTCGTATATTAGTCCTAACACCAGCCATAATAGGAGTAGGAAGATTAATTTTGAATGTAGAATAACAGTCATAGGCTTTCTTAACCTCTTCAATCGTTTCGAACAGACACATTGCTATGGACATATAGGCAAATTGTGGTGTTTCGTAGATATTTCCAGAGCTTCTGTTTTTCACTAGATATTTGTCAATCATTTGCTGGAGTCCAGCGTATGTAAACAGGTCGTCCCTATTGTGATTGATGTATTTAGAAAACAGATCAACGTCATCATTTGACCACTTATCTAAGATTAATGGATCGTATATACCGTTGTCTATATTTCTTTCAAGGAAAACCTGAAAGTTGGTGGGGGTAGTTCCGCATCCCCAAACTTCCTTCCTGAGCTGCATGTTTAAAAGTCTCGCGGCAACATACTGATAGTTGGGTGCCGACGTGGATATTAAATCGTTTGCTGACTTGATTAATATTTGATGTATTTCTGAGCTGGCGATTCCATCATAAAGAGAGAGGTTTGCATTCATTTCGATGTCTGAAAATGAAACGCCATTTATTCCCTTGGTTGCCTCTATGACAACCTTGTGAATTTTTTCAACAGAGAAGTCTTCTTTTTCCCCGTTCCTTTTAGTGACTTGCATGTAAGAGTATCCTTGTATTATTATCAATGCATTATGCACTGTTCATTGTAGCGTACTTAGCTCCGTTTGTCAAGTGGGTAAATACAAAAACCTCGCAATAATAGATTAAAGCGAGGTCTCTAATTTACTTGTAAATTTTTATTTCAATGTTATCTCCAACCTTTACGAGGATAACGTCTTTTCCATTCTCCTTTGTGAAATCGATCATGTCTATTATTTCTTTGGCCTTGTCGATCTGATCTTCTTTAATGCCGAAGTGGTCAAGAATTGTGCCAATAATAGATTCTGTAATTCCCACTATTGATGAACCCCCCAAGCGATTGCCGCCAAGCAATCACGAAGACTTTTTCTTTTTTCATCTGTTAATGCTACGTCTTCTAGGCCCACAGTGTCTGACACCACTTCATCTATCTCTTCACCTAGAGATGGATATTTATTCTTTAGCTCAAGTCCAGCAAAATTCAAACCCCCTGATTTCATATTAAACTCCCTAAAAGTTCCGGTTGAGTTTAAAAATCCGGGGTCTGTCCAAACTATTTCAGAAAGCTCAAGAAAGAAGTCCGAGATTTGCTTTGCGTCCTGCTTCTCAATATCTATATCCACGATATCTTTTACCAAAGTTTTATACGTCAGGTTTGGCTCTGCTATATCCACCGACGGCGTATTGATAATTTCTACATTGTCTTTAATGACCTCTAGTATTTTTTCACCAAACAGGGAAATGATAACCAAAGAGAAGGCCAGTATTAGTCTAACCGTTTTGGACATCTACCGCCTCCTTGCCCTTGGGAACAAAAAGAGGGAAAATTCTGTCAAGCTCATCGCAAGCTTCTTTTAGCTCTTCTTTTTGACAGCTGATTTTAAGATGCTCCCAACACCTAATGATCTCTACGAGTGATGAGTTTTTTTCGTGAGCGTCCTCATCGGACGGTAAGGGGGCAAAGGGTTTAACCTTGGGTTGTGGCTTGGGCGTGATGATATTTGATCCAAGATCTTTTATCTTATCCCAAAAAACGCTAGTAGCAAGTAGGCCCGCTAAAACTAGCATAAGAATTTGAAAAGAGTTCATTCTTACTCCTGTGCACTATCTAAGAGTTCTGTTAACTCAGATTCTGAAAGGTTATGATACACATCCAACATGGACATGTAAACGATATTTCTCTGTTGTTTGTCGCTGAAGTGCTTCCTTATTTCTCTTTTTAGTAAGAGCTTGTGTACAATCCCTTTGTTTTTTAGCACCTTTGCGACCCCCTCCTTGCTGTAACACATATATAATAGCTTAACAATCGATATAATGCAATTACAAATTGCCATAATAGTAAAAGGATCTATAGAAAATTGGTCATCCTTCGCTTGAGCATATGTTAGAACTTTAATGGCAATACTTTTTTGTATTTCTGGCGGTTCATTCATCTTTTAGTTTCTCTTTTATGGTTTGTGACATCTCTTCTGGGCCAACAAATCCAGAAGCCCGATAAACTTGTTCTGAAAGGTTGTCGCTTTCAACAAAGATTATCGTTGGGTATAATTTTATTTTATAGAAAAGAAAAAACTTCTTATGTTCTGGATTAGACTCATCAAATATAAAAAGCTTTGCTTCATTTTCTTTTATTGCACTTTTAACCTTATCACTAGACCAAGTTTGCTTTTTCATTTTTTCGCAAGGGGCGCACCACTTTGCTCCAAAATGATACACATTGTACTTTTGTTTATCTTCTTCTAAATAGAGGGAAGATCCTTCGGAGGAGTCCAACTTTTTTTTTACAGCTTGGTTACTAGCCGAGGGTAGGGGAAAGCACTCTCCAGTTTCTTGGCATTTGCATTCTTCTCTTTCACATCCACATTGACAGCCGGACTCAGGCTTTGCGTCTGGTTCTTCTGGAGTATTGCTTTGGCAGGCTGAACAGCCGGGACATTCAGTCTTGTGACCGTCTCCATGTGTGATCCAGCCAGAGCCGTCACACTTTTCTTCTACAACCGTATCACCTTCATAGGTCATTATGGTCTGAGCTAGTCTAGTTGAAATGTAAGGTCTAAAATTTATGGCCGCAACATCAGAGAATGCGAATAAAGTGATGGCGGAAAGGATTAGGAAATTTTTCATGGTTTTGCCCTATAAGTATGTTGTTGTGCCGTAGTCTGGTAAATTCCTAGCTGGGAATCCGTCCACATCGCTGAATACCCAAGATCCTTGTTGCGCTAACATTCCTCTAGCATCCTTTTCCCTGATCCAGAAGCTTCCTTCCGGTTGCCCGTGAACCTTGGGGCCAGAATTCCACTTGCCCCAACTATTTGCAATTAAAAACAACGTCTCATTGTGTCTTTTTCTCGTGTCGTCACAGGCGCACCAAACCATTGAATGGCTCCAGCCGCTGCCACGTTTAGCAATCCCGTTACTATCTCTGCGAGAGCTAAAACCATATCCAGAACACACGGAGATAGCATAACCATTAGCTAATGCGTCCCTAGCTTCTTCTATGGTGGTGATTAATGAGATTGTTCTTACTTGGTGCTTCTTGGCTTCAGTCGTATAAATACTGGAAGGAATCCTGTGCTTGGCACCAAGTGTGGAATTATATTCAGATAGATCTACTTTTCCGTAGTCTTTTCGTATTAGTAACCCGCCCTTAGAGTGGACGTACTTAGCGGCACCAGAACAGGTCATACCTTGACCTCTATGCCCTCTAGATTGATAAATTGCCTCAGTGGCACCGCGAGCCTCAAAAGATTCTGACTCGCCTTTTACGTCAATTTCCACAGCCCTCGTTATGTCGATAGCATTTCTCGTGGCATGACTCACACAATCGCCCGTCGTTTGCCTTTCAGAAGGCCCAAAGTTTGGGTCGAACCTCAATAAAGACTTAAACGGCAGGGAGAGTTTACCCTCTCCGCTGCCGTAAAGTCTAAAAGCAGTCGCGCCAAATAATGGAGTCTTTAAACGGGATAAAAGCTCTGCCGTCTCTTCTGGGTCACAGATGCTTCCCTCAAACCCGTCTCTGTAAGCATTCAACAGGTCTCTAGGACTGTTAAAGCTCTTTTCCATTATCACTCCTCGTCTTTGTTGTCTTTAAGCCACTTGATAGCGGTGTCCAAGCCAACGGCGACGATGGGCACAAATAGTGCACCCAGAGTACCCAAATCAATTTGATCTAAGTTTCCAGCCACGTAAGTTAAAGCAGCAGCGCTACCAACCAACAAGGCGTTTCTACCAATTTTGGAAATATCAGCCCAGTTAAGGGAGAATTTTTTAGAACTCATATTAGTTCTCCTTATAAAGATTTATCAAGAATCCTTCGTGATCTTTGTCCGTAATCCTGTACGGATAACCTAAAAAATGAATACGCTGACTATTTACCGAAACAGTCTCGATATCTATTTTTCTGCACATTTCTAAGCAGGAAGTCACTTCCTTGACAAAATCTTCCCGCTTTTCCTCGTCTACTATAGAAACCCAATCAAATCCTTCGTTTGGGTTGGCGTTGTCTTCAGTTAATGATTCAAACTTTTCATTATACCAAGATATTCCGCCAAGCTTATCAATTTCAAATAACGCCCTATCGTGATAGTGTAGTGACGCTTTAGAGCGTTGGTCTAAAACTTTTTGGGATTTTTCTATACTTTGACAGGTAACTCTTAAACAGTTTACAGCATCTTTTATAGAATGACCACCATTAGTAACAACTTCACTTCTAATAGTTTCTATTGATTTCTTTAGGTCTTCTTGATCGTCTAAGAATTTGATTGCCGGTCTTATCAGTTTTTTCCAAGCGAAAATGCCGCCAGAGGTTATAATTCCAGCGAGCGCACTTGCAAAGGTTATGGATTCTGCATCAAAACTAAACATACTCTACTCCCAAATAAAAGGTTCCCCCCACGTATTAATCGCAAGGGGAACCTGTAATACGTTACTAAAAGATTAGCTTTCGCGGGTATCTTTAGCTTTGTATTCGTCAGTCGTAGGCTTGGCTTGTCCACCAAAGTGGTAAGTCAATTCGCCCGGAACTGCGCGAGTTGGGAAGATCTCAGTGGAAACAGCGGCTGTACCATCTGCTGGATTGACCATAGTAGATGCATTACCGGCATTTGAACCCTTGGTTCGACCGGGAACAATTTGAGTGCTTGGTCGAGCCATAGTGTCAAACGCTTCGTCGGCTTTAGAGCCAATCAATCTATCAGCAATAGTGCCGTGAATATTGTCATAGCGACCGTCACCAACGCTACCCTTGCTTAACAAGGTCGTGTTAGCAGCGCCACCAAGGGTTGTTGAAACACCTCGCATAACCCACTGTGTCGCATTAGCGTTGAATGCAATTGCAGCTCCCTCTGGGGATAACCCAGATTGAGACGATTGAATACCGGCCCTGTCAGTAGTGGCAGCGCCAGTACCAACGTTAGCAAGGACTTTAGAGCCAGTAGCCCTGTCGCCAAGATTGTCGGCAAGAGTGTTAATGCCCATGTCTTTAGTAATAGGGCTTACTCCCGTATTACCAGCCATAACAACAGTACCGCCGTCTACGACGCCACTTGTTCCAATTCTCCAACCGGCGGCGTAAGTGCCACCTTTTGTACCTAGTAAAAAACTACTTCCATATGCCATAAGAATGGTCTCCATTTAATAAAATAAATATTGTTGTATTTTTCCGAGTCCCTTATAGCAGTCCAAATTATCCGAAGTATTATACACTTTTTAGTAAAGAAAGTCTCAACTTTTTTAGATTTTTATTGATTTTAATTCTTATTGTTTCGCCGCAAACCCCCCTAACCTCAGCAATCTCCTTAATAGACATATTTTTATAGTACCTGTCTATGATTAGGTTCGGGTCTTCGCAGGCAACATTGATCTCGTCAATCATGTCTATAGGTTCATACTGATTGCTATTATCTCGTATATTTGGGTGTAATTTACCACCAAGAGTAAGCTTGTTTTTGTTAAATTTTTTCTGGCTAAGACATTCCATTACAACACCCTTGTAAAGATAGGTTGTAAATTTACAATTGGAATCTGTGCAGTATTTTTCAACGGCCTTCCAGAGGGCGGTAATGCAACAGGTCATCAACTCGTCCTGAGAGAGGGAATACCTAAAGCTCGACGATGCCTTCTTGAGAATTTTATATACATCATCTGCGTCGATCTTATTGGTTCTGGAGATACACTCAAAATCATCTGTGTCAATAATATCTCTAATATTTCTTTGTTCAATATTTACCATCTAACGGGGTTCCTTATTCGTTTAAGTTTAGTTTATCTTCAATATTTTTTCTGACTTCAGAGAAGTCAAACATTCTGCCAATTCCTATGAAAAACCTGTACCTAGTACAAATTTTAAGTATTTCAACGCCGTCTATGTCATCTAATTGCTTCTTGATTACTGGCGTCAGATTAAAGTTGGTGTGTCCCATCCAGCAGTCATAATTTGTTGCCATAAGTATTTCTTTGGAGAAATCTTTATCCAAGGTAATGGCGGTGAATTGAGGCTCGCCCTCGTGCGGCTTGCCTCCATACGGATCTTCTGCGTATTCTGCTGCTAGATCCATATCTTCAACCTCTTGGTATTTTTCCATGGTTCTTAGGACACTGTCATAAAGCTGTTCTGCAAGGGGGCAGGTTATCTGACCCTCTAGCACATCTTCATATTTTTGCCAACCAATTTTTTGTGTTTTTTTCATGGGTGTATACTCCCGTGTTAAATCAAGTCTGAAGGTTTAATACATGGTTCATCCTTCTCTCCATCCACCGTTGGTGGATCTGGATCTTCCTTGTTTAGTTTCTTGGAGGCTATCCTTGTTATTTCAGTCAAAAATAAATCTATCTTTTCTGGTATCGTCTCTATGATACCACTAGATGCTATTTGGACAGTTTCAAGCTGAAGCTGAAGCGTGCCTAACGCGCTTACGAGTTTAGCGAAATCTTTTATGGAATCATCGCTATAATCGTCAATGTTAATATCAATATACAATTCACCATCGCTTTTCATGGAGAACACAATTTGTGAGAAAATTTCTTCATTATTTATTGACATCTTTTAATATCTCTCTCGCGGTGTTTGACCAAGAGAATTGTTTGGCGGTTTCTATTCCAGCTTCGTTTGCCGTACCTCTCTTATTCAGTATAAAATTCTGCATCTTCATGCTTAAATCAAATACTTCATGGTCTGATATTTTTGCCCAATTCCCCTGACCAAAGAACCATTTGCCGTCAAATGCTGGTTCTGTATCTTTTATCGGCACAAGTCCGGAGTTTTCTTTAGTGCAAAATTCAGTATGAGCAGAATAGTCTGTTGCTATTACGTGCTTTCCGGTCGCCATCATCTCTAAAAGTTCTAAATTCCATCCCTCAGCTCTAGAGGGAAATACGCCACAGTCTACCTGTGTCATTATATTATACACTTCTTCCTGTGTCTCAGCTCTTGGAATTAATTTAATTCTGGGGTGAGAATACAATTGTTTCCAGTTAGCCTCTTCCTCTGGGGAATTAAAGGGATTTGTACACATCATCCACAATTCTGCGTCGTCACCATGATTTAAAACCATTTCAAAGGCCTTAATGAGTATATCATGACCCTTGCGAATCTCCCATTTTCCGCAGTTAAAGAAAATTGTTTTATTATCGTCATCTGCAAATACGTTAAGAGGCTTCCACGGGGCTGGTTTAAAGATGTTTGAGTCCACGCCAAGTGGTATCACGGACTTGGCTTTGTATAGTCCATTATCCTCACATACCTTTTTGGCCCATTCTGAGCATAAAAATAGGCGGTCGCAGGACTGTAGATGGTGCTTTTCTACCTCACTGAAGGTGTCTAGCTCAAAAATAGGAAATCCAATGTGAATTCCCCCGCCAATAAACTCTGCCATTTGGTTTTGATGCCAGATTTTTATACATGGTGCGGTTGAATCAAAAAATTGTGCGGTCTCTAGCCCTCTTCTAACAGCGTCTGCGTCCTCTTGGTTGGTTACTTGAGGTTGACCAATGGTAAATAGAGAGGTCTCTACGCCCTCCTCCTGTAAGGCCTTGAGTATGTTTAATCCGGCCACTCCATATCCAAGCTGATTAATTGGAGCCATAAGGTTTAGTTTGTTGGAAAAACTCATTTTTTGAAAACCTCTTGAATAAAATCTTCTATGGTAATGTCAGGGTTTCTGGAGAGAATGTCGTCAACGATCTTATTAGCCTCCGACTTCTTGCACCCAAGGTTGTGTAGGGCGGACGCACATTGAGACCCGAAGTCAGTTTTAGAGGGCTTTACCGGCTTTGGTTTAGGTTCCTCTCTTAGGACTATGCGTGATGATTTTGCCCTATTGGAGATGGGCGTCTTTTTCTTAGGCTTGGGCTTAGGAAGAGGCTCTTCTTTTAGAGTGACATGGGCAGCGAGATATTCTTCATCCCCACTCAGGACAGCATAAATGTCTTGTTCGTCTTCAAAGTGAGACAGAAGAGAGTTAGACTTGCCGCTCTGGCTTTCCCCGCTTGAGAATAACCCGTTTAGGTATCCAACGGCAAAGCATGTTGCAAGAAAAATAGTTAAAAGCTGCGTAAGAATATCGACAGTAGCTGGCTCATACATAAAAAACACGTCGCCCCGAGTAAAACTAGTTAATAGTAAATTTCTTTAATTGTTTATCTTCGGGTAGTACCGTTACAAAGGAGACGTATAGCATACCATCTCTCATTGTTACGTCTTCTACCTCCTGATATTGGCCAAGTGAGAATTTAATTGTAAAGGCTCTCTTTGCCACACCCCTGTAATTATACTCTATATCGTCCTGTTTGTCAACCCCACTTGAGGAAATTGCCAAAACTTTATCCTGAACAGAGACTTCAAGGTCGTCCTTGCTGTATCCAGCAAGTGCTAACTGAAGTTCTGCTCCACCATCCTCGACTTTTACGATATTGTACGGAGGGAAGTTCGATCTATTTGTTGCAATAGAATCAAACAGGTTATCCCATCCAATACTACGATCAAGAAAATGTTTAATTAAAGTTGAGTTTGTCATAATAAACCTCCTTTGTTACCCTATTAGGCATAACTTGGGGGGCGACGTGCTTTATTGTAGTTAAAAAAACCCCGTCAAGCGGTCGGCTCAACGGGGCTATGCAGCAACTAATATATCCAACCGATTTCATCGTCCTTACGGCTTGCCAAAAAAGGCTGTTGCTGAGGATATAAAAAATGGAAGGGCAGGATTAACAGTTAGTTACCTGCAAAGTTTGGGGGCCAATTCTGGCAACCCTTTGACGGGCTTCCCCAATTTGAACCACTTACCAAAGCCTCACCCATTTGGGCATACTCAATGGTTTGTGTGCCTTACCGCCACTGGCTTGCTGCGGTTATTCAGCCACCTTCCTGCCTCATGAGAGCTACCCATGAAGACATATACTAATCAATCAAAGAGCTTGGCTCTACCGCCTTTGATGTGATGCTTGAGGGGTCATATCCAAGAGAGATTTCGTCTGCCATAATACAAACAGAACTTCTCTTGTTTTGATTTTCATCCTCATAGTCATCAATATTCAACTTTCCTTGAATAGATGCTTCTCGTCCTTTTACAAGTTTAGGTTGAAGGCTCTCCGCCATCTTCCCAAAACACAAAACGTTAATAAAAAGTGTTTTATCATTACGGCGATCATTAACCGCCATTCTGAACTTAGACATTGGGGTTCCCTTTTTGGTTGTAGAGAACTCCGCATCCTTAGTTAAACGACCAACACCTACCCAACAATTGCTATCCATTTTTAAACTCCTAAAGCTGATCTAATTTTTCCACGAACTACTTGAGAATTACCACGGTTTGAAACGCCCGCAGTAGCGTTATACACATGATTTGTAAACTCACGAGTCAACCCCAGTGCGCGACCGGCCTTTTGGGTTTCTCGCTTGTTTGTTCCGTAAACTTCTCCAGTCTCACGGTAAGCTACCGCAGTAACTGGGTTTACTGTCTCTCCACGAGCAGCCCCGCGAGTGACCCGTCCCGTGATTAACTTGCCTTCCACGTCAAAACGATAGCTTGACGGCAGGGAGGCTAATGTTGAATAAAACTCTTTGCTTTCCATAATTTCTCCAATTACTTTCCTATTAATAAAAATCTAACGGTTAATCTCCCGAGTATTCGGGAACTTCGGTGTCTTCTGCTTCGGCTGTGTTGTCTTGCACCACTTTAGCGCCTTCTAAAAGGTATGCGTTTAATGTTTCTATTTCCTTGTCTATTTCCGACCTTCTTTGTGACAAATTCTGAAGCTCTCTTTGTACATTTAAGAGATGTGCTTCTGCCATTTCTAAGATTGATGCCATGTTTTTTCCTGTTTAAGTAAAAGTAACCTTGTCGATCATTACTATATTATAGTCTACGAATACCGAAATGTCAAGGGGGATTTCAAATATTTTCAAATTTTTCTGCGCTTTCCACAAGAAACGCGCTGTCAAGGGCTTTTTTGGGTATGTGTCTTATGGTGAGCCGATCTCCAATTTGTTTTAACACCTCTTCATATTTCTTAGACCATATATCACCCTTGGGTGAGGACATGTCTGAAAAATAGATTTCATGTACCCCGCATTGCCATAACATCTGCAAGCAAGCGGTGCAAGGGGGGGCTGTGATATAAGCTCTGGCTCCAAGTGTTGAGTTCCCTTCTCTGGCGCAATTGTATATCGCGTTGGCTTCGGCGTGAATCATAAACGGATACTTGTCCGGTCGGGTGCTGGGTAATGCTCTGTCATTTATGTCTCTCATAAAACCATTATATCCAGTGGCAATAGATGTCTTGTTTTTGACTAACACACACCCACATTGCGTCTGGCTATCATGGCTTCTTCTTGACCATAAAACCGCTTCTGAAAAAAATATGTTATCCCAGTCGTTAGGTTTATAGTCCCTATAGATTAGATCAATCAGCAAAGTGTTCTCCTGAATAAAAACGCCCGTTTGGGTAGCAAGGGCGGGCAACCCCCCGTGACTATTAAATAGTCAGTTGGCCGCTAGGCGGCCAGTGCGAAATTCTCTTCGACACTTAAAAATTGATTAGATTTTTTAGCTGGCCCTTCTAATCACCCAGCACATGCAATTACTACATCCACAACCAGTCGAAACCGATCACCCCCATAGTTTGGAAAGTGGAGGCGGCGGGAATCGAACCCGCGTCCTGCATTACTTCAATAGCAACGTCTACATGTTTAGCCCACTAGGGGACTTATATTAAACCTAGCCAGTGAACAAAATAAACAACCGAGGAACCAAGGACAAAGCCGCCAATGTACCATATCATAAGGATAATTGATACTCTCGCTATTTTGTCAAGTAAGTTCCAGTGATTTTTCATTTTATCTCCAGCTTCTAACCCTGATGGTATAGCCGTTTTGAGTTACCGCAACGGCGTCTCCAGTTAGTTGCATCTTCTTAGAGGGGACGCAGGTATTAGGAAAGGAACAGCTTCTGCTCCAACCGATACCTTCAAATCTCCCTATACATTTTCCAACGTGACAAAACTTCTTATGCTTTGCCATGTAGTCAGCTTCCGCTTGACATTTTTCTTGGTCTGTTTTTGCGTTGCCCCATATTGGGTCTGCCTGCGGCAGTAAAAGGCACATCGCTAAAACTAAAGACTCAAACATCAATTCCCCCTAGGTAAAAGTTCTGTATATCAGAATAAACATCGACAAACTAATGCCGGATAGAAAGCCTAAGCTAAAATCTTTTGCGCCCAGTAGCGTTTCTTTCTTTTCTTCGTTCTTATTCATGTATCCTGCTATCCTTTCTGAAAAAACCTTTTCTTTATTATCCACCACATACTGTACAGTATATTTTTAGGATAAACTCTGCCCTTTCCCTCCTTTAATCCAAAGTGATCTAACGCACACTTGGAACAATAATTGAGATAGCAGATGCGACATTTGTAGTTCTGCTCGGAAGGTATCTCTTTTTTACACTCATTGCATTTCATTTTTTTCTTTTAATAAAATATTTTTTAATATGCTCTGGTATTAGCTTGTTTTTAGAAGTTTCTTTGCCTAGATCAGTTAATACATAATAGAAGTTACCATCTTCTCCAATTAATTGATCTACTAAGCCCTTTTTCATTAACCCTATGAGTATATCGGATAGGGTTTCGTTTTTTACTTCTTCTCGCTTCTCTAGGAAATCTAATAGCATGGGTTTTTCGTCTACCTTAAACTCAAGTATGTCGTATATACATTCGTTATCTGGCGTTCTGTCCTCTAATTTTCCTATGTATTCAAGTGCGACCTCTAGGTCTGAATAAATACCGATAGGCTCCAAGGCGTAGTCCAATGATCCATTAGAAGTTATCATTACGATTGCAAATACCCTTTTCATAATACTACCTCCAAATTTTAGACGCTTGCGTACGCTGGCGGGTCGGTACTGTGTAACGATGCTTTAAAATGCCTCTCTAGACATTCTACTCTGTCTTCAGCGTCAGCCAGATTGGACAATGCTTCATTTAGGTTATTGTACAGGTCGCCCGTGCTATGATCTCCGATACCGGCGGGGTGGTCTAACATAATTGATAGGCTTGCCAACGCCTCGGCTTTATCCTTTTGTGCATTCAGCATTAACGATCTAACTGCTTTGTTTTTAAAATTAGTCATCCTCTTAATCCTTTTTTGTAAAGTTATTTTCCATACGGCCAGACTTTGGCCAGTTCATCGGTTACGCCTTGAATGTGTACGATCCATCGACCGTACTTACCTGTTTTTTCTGTTCTAATTATCACTTTCCCTTCGTATGGGAAGGTGTCCGCTGCCCTTTTTAGTAATTGAGCGCACATTTGTGTCGCTTGGATGAAGTCCTGATGTCCACGTTCCGGTGTGTCAACACCAGCTAAACGGCCTCTGATTTTCATTTGGACAGCAAACCCTAAGTCTACAATAAAATCAACGGTATCGCCGTCTACAACTCTATCAACCGTCGCCTTATATTCGTACATCTATTGTTCCTCGTTACTCATCATTGCTGTCTTTATATCTTTCTATAATTTCCGTCAAAACAGCTTGGTCTATTTCAAATTCTATTTCTCCATCTTCGTCTACAAAAACCTCGACCCCACTATCTTCCTCCTGTGAGATTTTCTGTAGCCAGCTGAAAAAATCCGTCATCGGTTATTTTCCTTTTCGGTTTTGACTCCGTTCAATAGCATACTGGAAGATTCGGTTTTTTCACCCCCCACGTTGTGGTAGAGAAGGATACCGTTTTGTTCACAGAAATCTGATTCCGGAGTATTCTCATATCCCCTGTCTCCACCATTCATAAAGCATATCATATCAACGAACGGGTCATCGAAATACTGCTTGTTGATACTTGCAATAGACCTAACTACAGAGCCGTCTTCGTCAATGGAGATCATAGCGCGATTTACTGCACGTAAAGCTCTAACGATTCTTAATCTGGATTCTTGATCCATAAAACGTGTAGACCCCTTCAGTCCTACTTGATGGTCGCTGTTGACGATTGCGTATAAAAGGTCGCACTTTTCTTTTGCTCCTTCAATATAATCCAAGTGTCCCGTATGCACAGGGTTAAAGTATCCTGATATAATCCCTATTCTCATTCTGTCCTCTCGTAATCATCTTCAATTCTTATGATGTCGTCTTCCTGACAAACTCCGGTTTGTATCTCGACAAAAACAATAGGTGTGTCTGTTTCGTTTGTTATTCTGTGAACCTGTAACTTTTCTATAACTACAGTGTCCCAGCGTCCAACCGTCCATTCTTTTGATCCCACCTGCATCATGCCTACGCCCGAGATAATCTTCCACCACTCGCATCTATGTTGATGTAGCTGAAGGCTTAGTCTGCTCTTGGGGTTTACGGTGATCTTTTTTACTTTGAGGCCTTTTTCATCAAGTAAAACCCTGAAAGAACCCCAAGGTCTTACTTCTTCTTCTAAGTCTCCAGAATACCCTGTAAGTGCCGTAATGACTCGATCATGCTTATCTACTTCGAGTTGGTGAAACGATGTGCTTCCACAGCTTCTACATTGATAAGGAATTTTATTCTCATTCACTTTTACGCCACAGCAGCTAAGTTCAAATTGTCTCATTTTAGTCTCTCTAACTTACTTATCGGCATATTGTAACAATCAGCTTTAACTTTAAAATTATTATTGCCATCAATATTGCCCTTTTTAAGAAATCTAGCGTCCTTAAAGTATTTTTCCTTACTGTAAGACCCTAGAATCCAAGCCCTCCCCCATCTCCCACCTACATTTTCTATCCTAACAAAAACATAGTGGTCACATTTTTGTTTGGTGTTAAATGCGGCTACAGAACATTCGTAGTATCCCTTTGGCTCTGAGGTGCATCGTTTGGTTTTAACGTCGTATTTGACCCTATCTCTGGTAATATCATAATCGTAGGTGTTGTTTATTTTCCCTTTAATTATGCTGTTGGCGACTTCTTCTCCCAAGAACCCCGCAATATTACCCTCACCGTGAGTTATGGAGTTATTGATCTCTCCCATTTCACGCGCCTTACGCCAAGCCCGCCGTTTCATGTCTTCTGTGATTTTAATTTCTATCATTTTGAAAACCAAGACGTTATCCTGCTCCATAAGCTCTTCTTTGGAGGCTTTGAGTTAAACCGTCGCCTGTCCATTTCTATTTTACTACATTTTTCGATTTTGTCAAGGGCATCTTTGTGTCTTTCCAAGAAAAAATTTTGTGACTTTTGGAAGCCGCTGTCGGATAGGCCTGAATCGCCTCTTAAATTTACTTTAATTTTATCGTCCCCCCGTTATATTGCCATACTTGTCTCTATGCTTTAATTGATGAAGCTCAACCCAAACCTGATGCCATCCATCATCATCGTCTCCGCTGACCCTAGCCGCTTTGTCGTCAATGTACATGATTCCTGCTGGTTTACCCATATATGCGTGATGATACTTAACTCCATGTTTTTCAAGCCAATCAGTCCACTCCTTGTACCCACGTTCATATTGCCTGTGGATGTTTCCAGACTCCCTATCACCGTACCTAGCGGTATACAAAGTGATGGTATAGCCCATGTCGTACATTTGATTTACTTGGTCTATGCCATGCTGTAACGGGCCAGCCTTAGAGTAATCGCCCCCATGATTTTTATCTGCGATAACCCCATCGCAATCTACTATAATTGTTTTTGATGAGTCGCCCATACTAATCCTCGTCCTGCCATAATTTGAAGTGTACATCTTCATCTTCTTCAATGAAGCAAATATTAAATTCTTGCTCGAACCTATCAAACAGGTGTTGAGGGAATGTTATATGCACACCCCCATCATCGGCAATAAAGGTTGCCTTCTTTAGCATTTCCCCGTAGGCATCTTTTAAATCGTGAAACATTCTCTAGGCTCCATATAAATAGGTGTTTTCTGTCCAACCCAAGCGTTGAACGTGTTATACTCAAGGTACTCCATCGCGTCTTCATATGTCATAGCGTTGACCCCTAGTGATTGGGACATTAAATTGCTTATCATCTTTTTAACGCAATATACCACTCTTATAGTCCCGAAGTCATCTACAATTCCTATTATGCAGTCGTCAAAGCCGTCTGCAAACAAAAGCGATTGGTCAAAACCTTCTTGTATCTGATCTCTAATACACATATTCCTACCTGTAATAACTATTTATGATATATTTAGTTTCTTTCCAGTTGTCAACTTGGTGGTATTTATCAGATTGCATGGCTATTGAATGGTCGTTGCCACCCATGTTGCAGTTATTGCCAAAAAAGATCGTTTCCCCCGTCATGTCCTTTAACGCTTGGCTTTTATCTTTTCCTTTGGGAAATATATCTATGCTGACCTCGCCACCGATAGCAAACTCCAGTTTTGGGTATCTGTTTGAGAGCCAATCTGCAATCTTTTTCCTTTCGCCGTGCGATTTGTCCCACTCGTAGTATGTTTTACGCTGTTTTGGCGTTGCGTCTCTGCCCACCGTAGAGAAGTTCACCATTCCGACTCGCTCTTCTAGGTTGACACCCGCCGTTCCAGCCCATCTGCTTTTGTCCAGCACCAGTAGCAGGTCTAGGTGTAGATGTATACCCATTCTCCACTCTTCCTGTTTTATTACATTATTTCTAACGTAAAGTTGGTTTCCACCGTTCTGGTAAACGCCGTTTACACATCTGTATAAATCAGTTCCTATCTGTTGGACGGTCTTGGGCTTGTCTGAGCCAGTTACCAAAAAAACTTCGCCACCTTGTCTCCTAACCCTGTTTACCCATCTCCCAAAATATTGCTTAAAGCCCCTGTCCATCGTACCTCTAGCCGGAGTTAGTGTTCCATCGACATCAAATAGGTAGTGAATCATTTTCTTCTCTTGATAACTTTGTTTTCCTCATGCCTCAAGAGTATAAACATTAAAACTGCTATAGCAACCTCAATAGTCCACGCCAGAAGGCCAGCTTTTATTGCGTCCATCACGCAAACTTAAATACTAAATAGCCTACAATTACTGCTGCTATCATAAGGAATAGCCATTTCCTCTTGGCCGCAACTGCGTATGCCTTCGCTGTTACCTCTTGTATTCTGGCGAGTCTAAAGTCTCTCCTGCTTTCTTTTCTTTCGTTTGGTTTTTTATCTTTGTCTTCGTCTTTTTTCTTTTTGAATAAAGGCATTAAGTAATTCTGTTATCCCCTTTTTATTTTAAGGTGTTTAATTATTGTTTCCAGCCACTCATTAGTAACCTGAGAGAGTTGCCACCAAGAATCTTTTGAATCTCGTTGTCATCGTATCTTTTTAGTGAGGCTAGGTATCTTGTTAATCTTGGCATCTCGGACATATCTACCATTTCATCTGGAGGGTCTGTGAAGCCATCGTAGTCTGTACCTATGCCTACGGCGTTGATTCCGGCCACATCTCTGATATGGCTTATCGTTTGTTCTATATACTTCATTCCTAGAGGCGTATCTACGGGACTTAGCCAATAGTTCATAAAGATAATTCCAATGACACCCCCGTGATCGGCTATCCATTTAAGTTCCCAGTCTTCTAAGTTGTATGGGTCACGATTTATTTCAAAGCATCCAGTGTGACTGGCGAGTACCCGATTTTTTCTTTCTCCGACTATTTCGTAGACCTCAGACCTAGCTTTCGGTGTACAGTGAACTATATCAATCAACATGCCCAGTTCACACATTCTCTCTACGACCAATTTGCCTAGTTTAGATAGTCCAACATTCATGTCCCAACCAGCCATCAGGTTTTTCCAATTACCCCTTTTGATACCGTAGTTGGGGTAGGGAAATACTGGGGGAGCCACTTTGTTTGGGTAAAAATGCGCTAACGTCAGGTAGGCAACACCCCTATCGGATAGATGCTCTAGGTTTTGCAGAACTTCTGCGTCCATAACCTCCATGTCTGATGAATTTTCGCAGTCAATACCTTGTAAGCTGTGTGCGCCCTCAACCGAGTGTATCATTGCAACATGCCCACGATCAAGGGATTCAGCTAACTCTTCGGGGTTCTTGACAAACTTTAATGTTCTTGCGTCGTTGTCTAGGTGTTTTCTGTTGTAATTAAATACTTCTTCCTCCATTGCGTCCATCATGGAGATAGTGGCATCGAAATATGTGGGATCAAATACCCTTTTTTTTACACTCGGAGAAAGCGTAAGCAAGATTCTTGCGAGCAACTGATCCTCAAGCCACTCAACCTCTGGGACATAACAGGTGGATAGAACAACATCGACACCTCCCTTTTCAATGAGTGGAAAGGTGTTGCGTTGACTAAGCGGCCAAAAGCCCCTCTTAAATAAACCTGCTAAAAACTTGGTTTTGCTGCCCGTCAAGTCTCTATCTAAAAGAAATTTCTTGAGAACAGCGTGGTTGTGCAGGTCTACTACTACTGATTGTTCGTGAACGTCTCGCCAATTCATACCTATTTCTCCATGATGTTATTTTTACTATATTATAGTAGTAAGATAGCCCTGATTTGTCAAAAGAAATTTTACTTTTTTCTGTTTTCTTGTTGGGTTTCTATGACCTCTCTCCACACGTCGTTGGAGTCCACCTTAAACGAGCCTAGATACCCAAGGTCGCTCATGCGTTTGGTTCCAAATTCGTCAGGGGACACCAAAGAAACAAACCTAGTTCCATTCGTCCTCACATACAAGTAGTAAGGAACCCCTACAACCGGCTTAAACTGTAGTTCTGAGCCGCTAATCATCTCATTTATGTCGTAATTCTCTTTCAAATCTTCGTACTCCTTTAGCAGTTCTGCACACTTGTTCCTGAAGTAGTTGTCACTTGATCTGTTTTTATTATCCTTCCACTCAGAGACTTCACCCTCCGTCGAACTGAATGGTGGCGACAAAGTGCTGTCTCCATACGGGAGCATTGATCGGTTCTCTACCAACTCGTAGTCTTCGGATTTATTCTCGTTACTTTCTTTCATTAGTCTTTCCGTACCGACACCACATTATACCTGTAAAGAACCATAAGGAACTTGTAGGTATAAGTAGTGCTAGTAAGCAGTATGGTCTTTAATTACTTGTATGTTCTCAATGCTAATTTGCAACTGTGCTTCTTTACAGGACTTGGTTGACAGTGGTGAGTCATAGCCAAGATTTACTTTTTGCCACACCTCGTAGTGGTCGTACACTCTCCGGTAACTTACTGTCTCACAATGGGTAAGGAACGCTAGACTTCACCCTATTACGTCTTTGTACAAATTTTTGTGAGCCGATGATACTTTACTACCATTATCATCTTTTTGTCATTTAATTATTTTAATAGTATTCCCACAGGGAATCGAACCCCGATCTACGGTTTAGAAGACCGTTGCTTTATCCGTTAAGCTATGGGAACGTGAGTAGACTGGGAGGGACTCGAACCCCCGACAAAGGGATTATGAGTCCCCTGCTCTAACCAACTGAGCTACCAGTCCAAGTTAGCTGTCCTTGTACCCCTTTTTCCAATCGCCCTTATCTTTATCCCACCATCTTCTGTAGGTTTCGGAAATTGCCTTTATCTTTTCCTCTATTAACTTTGAATGTTCTTTAAACTTTTCTATGTCCCCCTCATTTGTCTTAGGAGGTATGTATTTTTTCTTCTTCGCCATTTCTGACCCCTAGATAAGTAGTACGGGCAAGAATCGAACTTGCGGAGGCGAGTATATAAGACTCACGGAGATAACCAATCCCACCGTACCTCTCGGTTTTAGTTTATTATATCCTTCTTATCGGTATTTGTCAATAGGTACTTTAGTAAATTCATAAAAAAAGCCAGAAACCTCTCGGAATCTGGCTCGCAGGGATGTATAAAATAAAATTTACCCCGCTATTTAGAATCTGTACTCATACGCTAGTATATCTTTAACTTCCATCGGAATGGGGTGGGGTAAAAATTGAAGAGTATCAGCATCCAATTCGGATGGATCAACTGGGACACCGAGATTGATATTCGGTTTAATCGGCTTAGTCGGCACTTCGTACCAATGTCCACGATGCCAGCGATAAAACTTGGGCTGCGGCAATCGCATCTTAGCCTTAAACGGAGCCGATAGTATTTCACCAGCCCCCTTGATAGTACCCTTAATCATGGTGTTAGCACCTCTAACAACCTTACCAGTAGTATCCTTGCAATACCCCACAGTGCCTCTCATAACGTCTATTGGTCGAATGACCCTGAATGTAACCTGTCGCTGACGACAGACCTTATCCAAAGAACCTTCGTGAGAAAATCCTTCACTAGCGAAGGCAAGGCTCGTAACCATAACCATCGCCGCAACAAAAAAACCTTTCATAGTTTTCCTCCAAATCAAAAAGTAACAAAAAAGTTGCAATTAAGCAAAACAATTATTAAAATTAGTAAAATAAGTCCTATTACTATCCTTCCAAATTTCCAAACAGTCTTCATGGCATATGCTTTCCTTGATAAAACTCGAAAAACAACCTGATTGGCCTACTCCAGTCCCCCGTGAATACTGTCTGACCTTGTACCGTATAAAAAGTCAGGTAGCAAAAAAGGAACAGTTGAAAAATAAATACTGGTAATATAACAACCCTGTATTTTGTTTTCGCTAAAAGTAACATTATGCTGACCGCCAGTATCGTACTGTATGACTTTATTTGGACAAGACCGGCAACACCCACTTTTGCGATCAACCAAGATGCAAATGGGTTCTCTTCATTTAGTGGTAAATCATGGTAAAATATGACGTTCATCACGTTGTCATACACTGAGATCATACCCGATAAAAACACTAACGATGCTAGAACAAAAAAATTGCTGCAAGTTTTCTTTAAAAAGCTCATTGTATAACTCCGTGTGTTGTGCCTGTTGAGTCCTGTACTCTCTAACACCTCGCACGATTATACACTTTATTACCCCTGCTCCCAATTAAAGGCGGTTGAACCCTCTATATGCGCATCAACATCTCTATCAAGATCATAAACGTAGTCATACGGGTCGTATTCTTCGCTAGTCCTTTCGTAAATCTCGTCTAGGTAGTCCTCACCGTACATCTTGCTTCCTTTCAAGTTCTCTCATTTGAGCTATTAAGCTCTTTATGGTGGCTTCGTGTCTTTCAGCTTCCATTTTAGAGAAAACCTTTTTTATATCCGCCTCGTAGTATGAAATCGCATCACCGATTTGTTTAATTTCCCAGTCAATGTCCGTTTTAGCCATAGTAAAACCCCCTTGAAAGAAAAAAGAAGGGGGGCAGGGCGAAATTTCTTTACGTCCTCCCGTACCCCCCTAGAAATCTAACCAACCACGATTAGAAAGTGTCATTAACTTCGTCGTATTCGTTGTACTCGTCGTACTCGTCGTACTCACACTCCATGTACACCTCTTCTTCGAGTTGCTCACGGGCAATGCTGACCACAGTGTACTTACTGACTCGCATCTTGGAGAATTGACAGTCAGTAGGGACGCTAACGATGTCGGCGGGGTCAAACTTGACAAGCACAACCTTGCCACCAGAGCCAGCCCAGTCATTAGCGTACTCATAAGTACCCACATGCAGACCGGCGGCACAGCCCTGTTCACAGTTGTCGCTGACTCGACGACGATTCATACTGCACTCATCTCCGACATTGTTACGGAACGAGTGACCAGTGTATTTATCCACATGGTCGCCTTCGGTGAGGGGACGACCGTTCTGGTCTGTACGATCTTCACCAGAGTAGAGGCTAACGCCCTTATAACCGATTAACATTCCGTCATCAGTAATTGGTAAGCCCTTATGACTACACCAAGTGTAGGACTCTTGAACGGCACGATTGCTGACGTTCTGGTACAGACGGTCTAGGTACGCCAACATTGGCTTATGATCCCATCCATTCTTTATCATGTTGAGGATACGCTCGGTCGGCTGATTTGCCACCTGTTCGCCCTCGTAGTAGAGGAATCCATCTCGGAACTCAAAGTTACCCTCAGACCAGTTCTCGATAACTGTACCAGTGTTAATAAGATTAACGAACTCGTCTGCATCTCCTGCCATGACGCACTCGCATAACCCATTATATTCTGGGTGGGTATGATCGAACTGATGGGGCTGACCTCCGAGTACGACCGTCCAGTGATTGTCATTTGATTTAATGTGACTAAGCATAATTCTTTCCTTTGCTAAACTAAAAGTGATTGGTTATTCGATACTTCCTATTATATCCTAATTATCGTCAATGTCAAGCGGTAACTTTAATTTTTTTTGAAAATTATCCGTTTTTCCACCCCTCTGGTGATGCAACACCATAAGTTGACTTTAACAAATCTACGCCATCGCTGGTTATTTTAACTTCGCCACCAGCATCAATACTCAGTAAACCTAACATCTCCATGCCCTCTAGGTTTGCTAGTGTCCCGTCAATGTGTTCAAGGACTGTATCAACTGGTACTCGATTTTCTCCATCGTACCCACATCCTGCCTCCGCTACGGACATGATAAAGTTAAACATATTTCCCTGTACTTGTGCTTGCTGTAAAATGTCCATACTTCTAATCTCCTTAATTTGGTTAGTTAAAAAAAGACTGGCTTATCCAACTTGCGTAACTCGATGGTACTCGGTTATGGTTTTGGATCACACCGAAATTGTGACCTCGCCAGTGTTTTCATTATACAATACTTATCGTCATTGTCAATGGGTATCTTTAGATTTTTTTAATTTTTTTTCTAATCGGTTGTATTCCCTGCCGTTAGGCACAGCTTTAGCCATCTTTTCTTTTAAGGAGAGCTTATCATGCTCTGCCTGTCGTTCTTCTGCTTCTTCACGCTTCTCTTGCTTACGATGTTTACCGTACAGCTTAGGGTAACGCTTAACTTTTTTACCCCTGTTGTTTGTCCACTCTTCTAGTTCGTATTTCATTTTTTAAAACTCCCAAGATTTTTTATTTGTCGTGATGTAATGCCGCGCAGTCTGTTGGCGGCGAGTGCATCTCAACTTCCATCCAAGCGTGCTGTAGTTCCCTTAATAGGTCATATGACTCTGAACGGCTATATACATTATCTTCTACTGTTAGCTCAATAGTCTCATCAACTAAATCTACCGACACAAACTTACCTTTAAATAATGTTGTTATATTACTCATCTAGACCCTCCATTAGTCTTGGTAGGTTATTAGGATAGCATCCATAGTATGCGTTATCATGGGTAGTGTCATAATCAACTTCAAAAGACCCCATAACATATTCAGCATTAACATCTGACAGTTTAGTTTGTTGTTCTGCAATATGAATAGCCTCATCCACATCCTTTGCTTCAATCTCTACATGACCATACATTTGCCAGCCACAGTCTACAGTATACTTAGTCATTTTTAATCTCCTTTACTTCAACACCAAGTTCATTGTAAGTTTCCCAAGTAGATGCAATGCAGTCATCTAAACTCCAAGCGTCAACAACAATTCCTTCGTCGTCTAGTTTAACCTGAATGGTAGCACCAGACTCATAGCTAATCATATGTGGTTCTAAATGTAGATACATAGTCTTACTCATTTTCAAAACCCTTTGGTAAAGTGGAATCGTGAATCCAATCGCCTGCTGTTTTAGCCATCGGTCTACCAAAAGGTCTAACGACCCAATAGACTAATTCGCTAACAGGATGTGCAATTAAATTATGAAACGGCCAATTCTTATATAGTTTACTCATCTGCATCTTCCTCCACATCATGTATGGTGTATTCCCAGTCGTCTGGTAGACCGTCTACCTGAATAACCAGACCTCTCCATGTGACGATATTGATTTCGTGATGTCTGTCCACCACCATCTCATGCTTACTTAAAGTTACTGTATTACTCATCTTCAATCTCCTTATCTTCACATGATGGACATGGGCTATCATAAGCATCTAAGAAAAACTCACCGTGTTCAGCACACTCACCAACACCAATTCCTTTGCTACTCATCTTCAACCTCTCTCCATTAAAAATGGAAACGCTGTTTCTAATTCTTCAACACTATCTCTGCAAGCTACTGCCAATTCATCTGCCTCAACTTGCCGCACTGAGTTTATCGTCCCCTCAAAATGTTGGTTACTTGCACATAGGTCTAACCATGCGTGAGTAATAGCATCAACTTGGTCTGGTGTTAAACTGTCATTATATTCTTTACTCATTTTCAATCTCTCTTTCTTTTAGCTTCTCAAAATAAGCTACCAAGTAATCTATCATTTCCCTTAAACTCATGGCCGTGACCCCATTATACCATAGTTATCGGCATTGTCAAGTGGCAATCTTTAGAAAATTTTGTCTTTTTTCTCGGTTGGCTCTGTAGTCTTGTCAACAATCATTTGCTCATCTGTGTAGTAGTGAACAAAAAACGAATGGACAATTAGGGTATTGGGGCAAAATGTCCCACCTTCATATGTTGTCCTCCACACATTCACTCTGTACCTTTGAACATCTCCCGCCGTCCACAAGTAACCTGCTCGGATCATTGATATATCTTTTAGGCTACTTAGATTAACTTTCTCTTCCAAAAAGTCTTTCAGTATTTTATCTGGAATCTCAGGCTTTTTAGGTTTGGC